GGAACTCAAGGTTCTACAGATAATACTGGAAACCAAGCAGGAAAAGTCGGTGCTACAAGCGTCACCTCCAGGGCAGGTCTGTCATCAAACGGGGTTATTGGTTCGCAAACCCTCGTGTGTGCTGGGTCTGGATACGGAAATTTCTCAAGCACAGGATACTGCTCTTTAGTCGTCCATTACCTTTAAGTGGAAGGTTTCCTTAACCTATTCAATTTAAACAATATTTTAGATTTAGCAAATAAAAATATTGTTCTATTATATATAAAGATGAGTCAATTGTCGTCATTTAAAAAGGCGAGTAATCCTGATATGGTCTATTACGACATCGTTTCTACTAATTATCAAAGCACTTCTACCGTAGAACCATTTTTGCGATTTAACGAAACGAGAACCAATCCAATCATACCCAATAGCGGTGACTATTATCTATCCATCGTCCGCTTTAGTTTAGATACTTATAACCTTCCCAATTTTATCTGTGAAATCCAACCCGATCAAGGCGACCCCAATCTTTCCATTTATAGTATAACTTTAGAACTACAAGATGGTGTGGGTGGTTTCACTCCTTCGCAACAGATATTCTTGGAGTGGATACCTCAAAACCAGTTTATAAACACCCCCATACCCCCAAATCAAACCAACAACGGATTTCAAGTTACTGGGGAATATTACTACTGCTACCAGTTTCAGTATTTCTTGTCGCTCATCAATAGGACTTTCGGTGACGCACTTGCGAGTTTGATTGTTAATACAGGTGGCGGAGCATCTCCAATCAACACCGCCATTCAACCTATAATGACGTGGGACACTACCACCAATACCGCCATTCTTCAGGCAGAGTCCGCAAACTACGAAAACCAGGTCAATATCAACCGCATCAACATCTTCTTCAACCCACCTCTGTTCGCCCTCTTCAATTCATTCCCTTCTCTAAACTTCGGCATCGTTCCTACGACAAGAAACACCTTTGGACGCAATTATCAAATACCGATAATTGATTTCACAGGGGTTCAAACCATTCTCCTACCAACTAACCCAGTTCCACCCCAAACACAGGAAATTTATACCCAAATATTCCAAGAGTTTAGCACGATTGATACTTGGACTCCTGTCAATTCAATCGTCTTTGTATCCAATACCATTCCTATTGTTAGCAATCAGTTGTCCGCACCTTTAGTGTTTAACAACGGACAGACGAGTAGCGGTATAGGCAACAACGCCAATTTCGCCCAAATCATTACAGATATGGCGACCAACCAGCAAGTATTCAAACCGAACATTCTGTATTCGCCAACTGCCGAATACCGCAGAATAGATATGACAGGCAACACCCCTCTCAACAATATTGATATTAATGTGTATTGGCGGAGCAAACTTGGAGAACTTGTCCCTTTTGTTTTAGCAAGTGGGGCAACCGCCAGTATCAAGTTTCTATTTGAAAGGAAACATCTTTTCGATTCTTCCAAAGGGAAGGACGAGGTTGATAACGGGCAACCAAAAAGCATTAGCGACCGAAAATGGGGATAGTAGGGCGTAAAAAGATATAACCAACTTTTTTGGTTATACCTTTAGAAACTTTAAAAGGGGAATTAGGGAGATTGCCGAAAAATTTTATATTTAGGTATAGTATAATGTCTGCCGATTTCTCCACCGTTCTCATCAAGGATAGTCGTATTGCCGATATAACCGACAACCTCTCCTACGCCGTCCAAAGCGGTGCGTCCTCTACCACCTACCAGCAATTCTCCGCTGTTTCAACCTCCAACTCCAGTATGACCTTCAATATTCAAGTCCCAAGCGAAAATATTGTCGTCAGTCGTGAGGTTCTCGTCCAGAGTGATATTTTCTTCACCATCAACATTACTGGTGTGCCTGTGGGACAAAGTGCTTTCAACTATGGACTTACCGATGCTCTCCAAGCATTCCCTTTGAACTCCCTTTTCACCACCTGCTCCGCCCAGATTAACAACACTAACGTATCTGCGAATTTACAAGACATTCTCCCTTCTATTCTACGATTGAATAACAACAGAGAACTCTATCGTTACAACGGAATGACCCCCACGCTCCCCGATCAAGCATACAAATCTTTTGCCGATGGAACAGGGAATGGCGGTGCTTCCAACAATCCTTTAGGCGATTACAACGACCAATCCTACGACGGCGATCTTTACCCTCGTGGTGCTTTCCCTTTGAACTCCTGCGTGTTGGTTCATACCTCTGCCGTCGGTCCGGTGGTTGATGCTTCTCCCATTTCTCTTGCTCTTGCCGACACTTTCGTCATCACTTGCTCCGTTCAAGTGACCGAACCCTTGATGGGATTAAGTCCCTTCATCTACGGCGAGAGTGCCTACAACAAACAGGGTCTTGTCGGCATCAACGCCATGTCTTTTGTATTCAATATTGATAGTTCGTGTAAGCGTTTCTTCTCCACCTCTTCTACTGCTACTTCTTACCAAGTATCTTTAGGCACTCAAGCACAGGCAAATCCCTTCCAAAATACCCGTATGTTGGTAAATTTCCTTTCTACTCAACCCACCGACCTCATCTCTGCTCGTAATGTTGTGCCTTATATGGATTTGCCTCGCTACTTGTCGCTCCAGTCTGCGACTGCTCCTTTAGGTGCTGGGTTGTCTGCTTCATTCAACTCTCAAAATATTCAAATCAATCAACTTCCCGACTACTTTATCGTGTCCGTAAGAAAACCGATGTCTTCTCAAACCGTCAAGGACTCAAGCACCTTCTGTAAAATCAACAGCATCAGCGTCAATCTTAACAACACCAGCGGTCTTCTTTCAAGTGCTACTCCTCAAGACTTGTGGCGTATTTCTGTGAATAACCACTCCCAGCAATCGTGGGCGGAATTCAGCGGTGCTGGGTCTGTCGCTGTGAATGCTACGGGTGTCGGTGCTTCCGTTAATACACCTGGTTCGCTCTTGGTTTTATCACCTGCGTATGACCTTTCTTTGCCTGACTTCCTCGCACCCGGATCTATTGGGGCATATAATTTTCAGTTTCAAATTAATGTTACGAACAATAGCAACGATACTTTCACTCCCGAAATCTGTATTATCTGCGTGAATAGCGGTATTTTCACCACTATCGCTGGTTCAAGCAACATCTTCACGGGTGTCCTTACAAAGGCGATGGTTCTTGATGCTAAAACCAACGGCGAAGCAATTGACCCCGTGTCAAGCGTTCAGTATGCTCGTATGGTCGGCGGTTCTATGTTAAACAGAGTTGCTACTGCCGTCAAAAAAATGCCCTTCAAACGTGGTATGATGGCGGATAGAGTGGTTGGTGCTGGTGTCGCCTCTGGTGCTGGTGTGGGTTCAGGTGGTATGTCCCGCCTTGACCGCCTTTGCCGTTAAGTGTAGGGGACAAGTCCCCCTACGACCCCCTATTTTGCTCCACTTTTTTAAAAGTGGATTTATATATATATTTAGGCAATTAATATATATATGACCTTTGGATTTAATTAATATCTTTTAATATAATATAAATGGCGAGTAGAAACTATGGTATGGCGTATGACACTCCTTACAACCGAGAGTTACTTGACACCTTAAGAAAGTATGTAATGCTGATGAATACTGGCGAACCCGACCATTTCGTAGGTGGTCGCAGTAGTGGATTGGTCGGTGGTTCTTTTATAGGAGCGAACGGAAAAGTAACTCACCCCCACATGCTTCAAATGAGCGATTTAGGCAGTATGAGTGGTGGCGGTCGCCCCCCTGGAGGACAATATGTGTCGCCTCACGGGCAAATAAATAGAATGATTAACTCGGGGACGATGGCGACATACCCCCAATTCAACGCCGTAGAGATTAAAAGGGTTAATAACAGGACGTTGAAAGGCGGAACTTTTAATTTAGGCAAAACTTTGAAAAGTGTCGGCAAGGTGGCGAAAAGCGTCGGCAAGGTCGCTCTGCCTATCGCCCAAAAAGTAGCGGTGAATGTTGCCGAAGACGCAATTGTCGGTGCTGGTGTAAAAAAGCGTGGTCGCCCAAGAAAAGTCGCTGGTTCTAATTCTACGATGTTAGCATCTGGTCCTACTGGTAAAGGCGGTGCTTTTAATTTAGGTAAAACCTTGAAAAGCGTCGGCAAGGTGGCGAAAAGCGTCGGCAAGGTCGCCTTGCCTGTGGCGACAAAGGTTGCGGGTGATGTCGCCGAAAAAGCAGTCTCCTCTTACCTTGCTGGTGACGGAGTTGCCGATGTAGGCATCATCAAAAGAGGTCGTGGTCGCCCCCGAAAGGTCGTGGAGGGCGGTAGTTTTCTGTCTTCTGCCTTGAAGACGGTGAAAAAGGTCGGCACTTCTGCTGGAAAACCATTTGAGAAATCCGTCGGCATCAATCCCTTTTCTGCTGGGTATGATTTGGGTCACGATGTAATTGCCCCTGCCTTGATGGGTAAAGGCGTTGATGGTCGCAAAGTGAGAGCAGAAATAGTCAAGAAGATAATGAAAGAAAAAGGGTTGAAGATGACAGATGCTTCCAAGTATGTTAAGGAAAATGGTCTCTACAAAAAATAGGTCTGCCTCCCATTAAGGAATAATGTTCTTTAATGGGAGGGTCTAAAACCACTTAACAAAATCGCCGATTATTATATTTAGAATAAGTTGAACTATTCACTCCATTTAAATATAATATATTGTTATTGTATATAATGCCGTCCATTCCTGGTTATAATCAAAGTGAAACCGAAGAAGCAGTATTGACTCGGGCAAAGAAACGAATATTGAAAGTCCAAAAGAAAGGCGTGAAAATGATGGAAGTGCCTGTTGATGGCGGTATCCCGAAGGACGCTGATGGAATTGCCGAGAGAATGATTGTGATGTTGGAGGATCTCATCGGCATTTTTCAAAATATGTTTTTGTATTTTGACTTGGAAGGTGGGGCAGTTAGAAACGAAGAAGATGCGAGAAAAATCCTACGCTACTTGTTTTTAGCATACAAGTTGAGCGGTCGGGTGTGGAAATTAACAAAGGGGTTGTTGCCTGTGGTTGGGTTGGTAGATGCCTCGTTGTTTAGAGAACTACAGGGAAAATTAGCAGAATTCGTCCAAATGTGGAACAAAGCGAAACGATACTTTGAAATTGAAAATTTTGAAGGGTTGGATAATGTCGCAAATGTCGCTGACCTTTTTGACGATCAACAACCGCCTCCTCCTGATCCTGCTCCTGCGAAAAGAAAGGGACGTGGAGAAGGCAAGAAAAAAAAAGACCGAAGAGAAGTTGTTGCGGTGATGGATAGTATGCTTAACGCTCTTGCTGGTGGTGTAGAAGACCAAGTTGATGCCGACTTGTCGCAATTCGGGACTGGAATGCCTGTATTACCTGCCGATAATGTAGGTATGGCGGAAGACCCCCTTGATTTAGATGCTGAAGAGCAACAGATTGATGCGGATATTGACGCAAATGCTCGTATCGCAGTTGAAGGATACAACGATTATCTTTCTATGGTTCGCCGTGTGAATACCTTGGTGAATATGATTAAAGATGCTCTTGAGGGGTCGCTACAAAGGTTCAAAATCAACGATATTCCCGAGCAATTTCCTGCCCCCCTTGCTGGAAACGGATACTCGGTTGGCGGAAATTTTGAGGATAAATTGTATGCCGTGTCGGGATTACCAAGATTTCTATAGAAAAAGGGTTTATTTAGCATATTTTAATATTTTCATATATTACAAGATGCCGTATAAAATGCGAAAAATACGTGGTAAAGACCTCTACAAGGTTTGGAATAGTGAAACTGGAGATGTAAAGTCTGCGGGTTCAACGAAAAAAGATGCGAAGGCACAGATGCGACTTTTGCGTGATTTAGAAGGGGGTGCTTTACCTGCCGACAAAGTTAAGAAACTTATTGACAACTCGTATTCAAATGAGATGATAGATGATATTGACGGGTATGAGATTGACAAGGATTTGAGCGATGGAAGAGTAAAAGTCTATAAAGACCAGAACAGCGACCAAGCAATCGTCACCCACCGAGGCAGTTCTGGTTGGCGGGACTGGACGGATAATGTTCGCTACATTTTGAAAGACGAATTTGAAGACACCGCTACATACAAGAAGCACGAGAAGAAGCAACAAAAAGCGATTGACAAGTATGGTGCGGAAAACGTCATTAATGTGGGTCACAGCAGAGGAGCGTTGTATGCGGAGCAAATGAATAAAAAGCAACCCGTGAAAGAGGTCATCGCCTACAATAAGTTGGTCGTCCCAAAAGAGGTGCTTTCAACCACACCCGCAAACCAAACGGACATTCGTTCGTCCAAGGACGTTGTTTCTCTCCTCTTACCAATTCAAATGAAAAAGAATAACTACATCAACATCAAGAGCAACACACTCAACCCACTCAAAGCACACGGCACTTCTGCGTTAGAAACAATCGGCACAACCCTCGTCGGCAAAGGGTTCTCTGTCAGGGGCAAGTTTTTGCCGACAAAGTTGAAGGTTGCTGAATTGAAACGATTTATAAAGATGTTTAAAAAGCAAAGAGGAGAGAAGTGGAGCGGAGCAAAGGTCTCCAAGAAGCAATTGATTGCGATGATTGAACCGATGCTGAAGGAGTTTAAGGAACAATCGTCCTTAAGCGGTGATGGTGTCTTCAGTTCGGTCGTCAAGGGTCTCAACAAGATCAACCCTGTTGCCGTCGCCTTAAACAACAAAAAGGCGTCCAAGTTGATGAATAAATCGGGTCAGGTTACGAACGACAACATTCTACCAGCGGTAGTGGAGGTTGGTGTCCCTGTGATGAACGCTACGGCGAATGCGGTTTTGCCTGGACTTGGTGGTGAAATATCCAAGAAGGCGTATGACAAGATGGTTGTTTCAAAGGGTTACGACCCAAGGGAGCGACAGAAGAGCGAGAAGTTGAAGATTGTTTCCAAGGAGGTTGGAAAGGTGGCGGAACAAAAAGTTAAGAAAACAAAGGTATAGTGGCGGAGGGGCGAAAGGGCGGAGGGCAACGCCATTTTGTGTCGTTCAAAAGTTTTCTCTATAAAAACCACTATCCAAATTATTTTTTTCTGTAGAAAATAATTTAGAGTATGTCCTTTTTGTTTGTAGGGTTGGTGTTTTCATCGCCACTACCGCCACTCCGCCACTACTACCATTCTTCCTTAACAATACAGCATTAAGTAAAAAAAGGTATATATGTATATGTATGTATATGTATCTTTATAGTGGCGTAGTGGCGTTAGTTATTCAAATTAAGAGTCTCCATAGGGGGGATTAGGAACTAAATTATTATTTACAGAAAATAATAATTTGGGGTGTGTCTTTTATAGAGAAAACTCTTGAGCGACACAAGTGGCGTTGCCCTTCTGCCCCTCCGCCACTCCGCCACCCATCAATAGCATTAAGGAACAATAGTCCTTAAACTACAAGGGGTTCATCATCAACAACCTTCTTTTTTAATCCTAACCAACCACGCACCCCATTAGTCCCCTTCGCATTAATCATACCTATTGCCTTCAACTCAATCCCAATCTTTTTAATAGATATGTCGCCGAACTCCAACGCTTCAAACACCTCAATAATATCAGCATTCTTAATAAAGTCCGTCTTTGAATTGGTAAGTTGAAACGAATTAATAATGAATTCACGCAATCCACCACCAACATCATCTTTTTCTTCTTTTTCTCCAGCAATATCAACAATAGTTTCATCACGAACACAAGACACCGCTTCATCTTTGTAGTTTTGAACCATCAGCATTATAAAAGCGTTCGCATACTCATCGGTCTTACACTTATCTTTAATCAAGGGGTCACCCTCTCTGTATTGTCGTAGGACAAGTTCGCACTTTGTTTTCTTCAACTCATCAAGTTCGCACTTTGGTTTAAAACTAATGGTAGAATTGAATTCACAACAGGTTTCAAGTGCGTCATCATTAGTGAATTCGGGGCAGTCATTACACATTACAATCATTCTTGACATATTCGTGAATTCGGTGATGAAAACGTCGTAATTTCGTTTGCCCTTGAGCGGATCTCCGCCACTATTAATCTTTTTAATCAAGTCGGCATTAACCTTGATGGTCTTGTTTTTGGTAGGAGGAGGCAATTCTTGACTAAACGCCAATCTCGCAAACTGAATATCAAGCACAAACGCCAACTGCTTTTCAGGTTGTTCTTGTTTCAAAAACCGAGATGAATTACAGAGCAAGTTCGTCCCTTCAAAGTTGGCGTGATACTTACCCAACGCAGTTTTTGATAAAGTGTCAATTACACCCTTACCGCAGTTTCGGTTTCCCATCAACAATCCCCACGTTTTATCTTCAAACTCTCCTGCTACTCCACGAGCGAAGAAGTGTAATGCCTTTTCGCAGTCTTTATTAAACAACGTTTCAAAGATGTCTTTTTTAATGGTATCCATCACCGTAGTGTCGGGTGAAGCAAAGTAGTCAGCAAAGTCTCTTTGTATTTGGACTGGAGTATAATATTCAAAATCCACTTCGTCCCACTTGTAGAACTTACCAACCTGGTTCAAGGACGCATCTTTGGCGGTGACATCAAGAACTCCGTCCAAGAAACACAATCTCCCACGAGTGGTTGAAACAAACTTGTTGAGTAGGGTTTCATCTTCAGCGTCGGCATACAGAACAGAATAAAGAGCATCACGCAACGCCCTCGCCCCCGATACATTCGTAGAGTATGGTTTAGGACTTGGCGACTTACCGCCACCCATCTTTTTAAGATTGGTTTTAGACAAGATAAAGTTCAACAGATAAAGATCAACCTTTTGTTTTGAACTCTCCCACACTACATCTTTTTTAAAGAACACCGCACCGCCACAGACCTTTAACCTGTCTTGGAGATGTAGATACAATATGTTCGCACCTTCGTTGTCGTCGTTGATAACACTTGATAGAACAACGCTCGTATTGTCGGTCATCACAGAGGCGACATCGTCTTGTAATTCGCCATTCACCTCTACAATAGGAGGATTAACAGGTTCGGCAATCACAAGGTTTCGCCTCGCTTCAATAACCGACCACACAATATAATCTTTACTAATCTCCTTTTCAACAAAACAGACCCTTTTAAATCCTGTTTTTAGTTTCACGTATGCGTTCATCTCTTTCAGGTGAAACTCGTAGTCGGTAAAGGCAGGTGATGGAGGAGGAGCAAAACCGTCATACGCCCACTCAACTTTTTTCTTTTCACACAATCCGTTTTTTGATGCGTATTGGTAGGCACGGAATGTCAGTTCGTTTTCAACAATCCCACAAAAGACCGACATACATCGGTTGCGAACTTTTGAGAACTTTTCTTTTGTATCGTCAGGATACCCATCACATTCAGTCTTGATGATTTCGGGGTTCGCCTCACAGATTAACTTGGAGATGAGTTTAGCGTCATCATCAAACCGCTTGTAGAATGGGTGATAATTATTAATGTTTTTCATATCTTTTGGGACTTTGCCTTTCTCTTGGAGTTTCAATAACTTTTCAGGCGTAAGGTTAGTATGGGTAATCTCATTCACCCACTCGTAATGACCCCCTCCATAGATGCGACTATTAAACAACTTTTTAATATCGTTTTTCGTCAGCAAATATTCTTCATCGGGTTCATTACCCTCCTCCGTTTCAACTGAATACCATTTAAGCATTTCTTCGCATATATTGTCAAAGTCATCAATATATTCTTTGAAAGCAGTTAGAAATACGCCGTTTCGTTCGCCCAACTCATACAATATGGTAGGGTGTCCCTTTTTTTGGTCGTAGTCCCTCCAACCCAAGTAGTGAAAGATGGTGTTCTTCAAAAACTTGGAGTGTGGTGTCAGCGAAGACGCATACTTGTTATAATTATTGTTTCTTTTTTGTTCTCCAGTTGCCTTGTCGGTGTAAAACGGTTCGCCTTGCTCTTCACAATATCGTCTCCCAACCCCACCCTTACTTCGTGCTTTATACTTTACTGTCAAAACACCCGTTTTTTTGTCAATATGTTCTACGAGGGGTCTAAAACGTTTTTTCATCTGCGGTGTCAATCTCGGGTCGTCGCTTTCTAACAGCAGATGACAGAGGTGGTAGTCAAGAGGCAACGACCATTCTTGGTTGAAATCGGTATAGGCAGGGACGTCTTTTAGAATAATGCTAAACTTGTTGAGAAACTTCATACTATATATATTACTACAAGATTATCTTTATATAGTTTTTGACTTAAAACAATACTATTGTTTTTTTTCCTTAATATTATTGTTTCAATTTTTTTCCTTAATATTATTGTTTCAATTTTTTTCCTTAATATTATTGTTTTCTTTTTAGAACAATAATATTGTTTCAATTGTTTTTTTTTTGTCGTTTCTCAAAAGTGAGGGTGTCCCGTTCTACAAGAAAGGTCTCAAAAACGTCGGGGGGGAGGTTATTAATCATCTCTTTCAAGGCAACGATGGTGTGGAGGTTCTCCTTATACTTGCCCCACACTTCGGGGGAGATAACATACCTTCGCTTGGTGGTAAGCGAGTTTTTGTAGTTGCGTTGTTGCTGGGGGTTTGCCTCATACCGCTTCTTCATATAGTCGTTCATGTAGGCGTTGAGGTCGGCAGTCTTCTTCACTTTGATTTCGGTCATCTTTAATATATATAAAGAAATTATCTTTATATAGTTTTTGTCTAAACAACTTATTATTCCTTAATATCCTCGTCCAGTTCAACAAAGTTCCCAGCAGGGTCTTGAACTACACCACCGATGTTGATTGTCACCGTTGGATTGGTTACAAGCATTTTCGTAGCATTTAAATCAAGAAACGCCTTAAGAAATGCGAAAGCATCGTTATTTGCGAAGTTGTAGTAGATGGAGCGGATTTCAACCCCTTCGTCGTCGCATTCTACCAGCGTTAGAAAGTTGATACTCGTCCCATCGTCTCGTTGTTCTACCATTATATTATAAGCGAAGAAATTAAAAATAGCAATCTAATTCATTTCAAATTAGATTATTTTTGGGTTTGAAAAACACTCTCAATATTCCTATATATTTCTATTAAAAACGGATTTAGATTATTTAGATTATTTTTCCTAAACTATTTAAAGAAATTAAGCGAATAAAGATTAGTCAAATGAAAGCATACGAACTAAACCAAAAAGCAGAGCAAATCGTTCTCAAGGACGCTTTCACCGAGCAGGAGAAGCAAAAACGAGAGGAGAAACGGGTTGTCAAAGATGCCTACAACAAGGCATACAGACTGAAAAAGAAATTGGAAAAACAAGCAGAAATTTAATGTTTTTATATTGTATGGAAAGCATTAAATTGGAGATTAAAGAGAAGGAGGATTACACCCCTGCCGAGAAACAGGTGTTTTCACATATGACGCTCTTTGGTGAATACACCGTCGTAGGGTCAGGTGCTCTCAAAGAAATACAGTATGCGAGTGACTACGACCTGTTTGAAAAAGTGAAACTACCACGAACTGTTCTCTCCTTCACAGAAATTTTAGATTTGTTTAGAAAAAAGTTTCAACACGCCTACGAAAGCAAGACGATTTGGATTACCGACTTCAAATGCGGAGTTCAACGAGGAGGCATACCCATTCGCTGGACGAGGCAAGACATCATACGAGGTTACAAGACAATTGAAGACACCAAGCGGTTCTTTGTTGATTGCCTACAACAAGAATCCAGAATAAAACAGGACGTAGTTGCCCTCGTAGATGGCGAGTTGAAAGAATTTAGCGAAATCTATCTTTTTACTTTCAACAAATTTGAGAACGAGAGAACACAAGACAGACAGATGTTGGAGACAGGGTTGCTTTTAGACGTTAAAAACTACAAAGAGGAGGGCAACAAGTTCAAGGCACTCAAACGCCTTTTTGCTTACTTTCGGTTGAAGAACACACACCAACTACAGGTGGGACAGATGTTTAAGTTTTTCAATAGTGAAACAGGCAAACTCAACGCCCAGAAGAATGACCTTGAAATCATCGTCAATTGGATAGAACAGAAGTTTAGACCCGTTTCAAAACGCCTTGTTGTAACTTACATCAGGACACACTACCCACAGATTACCATACCCGCATCTTTAGATTTATCAAGGATTGTTGAGATACTAAATGCCGACATTAAAATCTTGAATGCGGAAATACAAAAACAAACAATAGAATGGATTAGCAAAAAAAAAATAATAGCAAGATATATATAAGGAATGAATACTGAAGATGTCGGCAATCCAGTTGCGAATATCGTTTTTGAAGGTGATAAAAAGAAGACAAAGACCCTGTCTATTGAGAGGGACAAGGCGAACGTGAAAGACTACATGACAGAGTTGAGACTAACTGCCCCAAGGGAGCGGATACAGCAAATCCCAAACAAAAAAACAGAGCGTCAAATCCTTTACATTACAGGTGCGTCGGGGTCAGGCAAATCATACCACACCAAGCACTACTGCGACGAATACAGAAAGGCGTTCCCCAAAAACCCAATCTACCTTTTCAGTTCAATCAACGAGGACAGCAGTATTGACAAGGTGAAAAAACTCAAACGAATTCCACTAACAAACGAGTTGTTGATGGAGGACTTGAAGGCAGAAGATTTTAAGGATAGTATGGTGATATTTGATGACACAGATTGCGTTACGAGCAAAATGATGAGAATGAAGGTGAATTCCATACTGAATATGCTTTTAGAAACGGGCAGACACACGAACACGAGCGTCATATATACATCGCATCTCCCAACGGCAGGACTGGATACAAAACGCATTTTGAACGAGGCACACTCGGTTACTGTATTTCCGCATTCTTTGGGAGGACGCAGTTTGAAATACTTGTTGGAGAATTATTTTGGATTAGACCGCTTCCAGATAAAAAAACTCAAGACGCTGTCTTCACGCTGGGTGACGATTGTTAAATCTTTCCCGATGGTGGTGTTGAGCGAGAAGGAATGTTTTGTTTTAAATTTACCCGATGAAGAATAATCCCACATTTTTTTTATCATTCTATATATATAGAATGTTAAACCTTTCATCTTTGAATCAGCGAATGAATGCTTTAACGGCAAAAGTGAATAACATAGTGCCGTTCGTCCCTGAAACCTTATCTCAAGTTCTCACTAATGGCGATGATGCGGGGGGTTTAGACATTACCAATCTAAACGATTTGGGTGTAAGCACCATTAATGGATCTGCTTATCCGCCCGTAGTAGCAAGTGATACATTACAAGATGTTTTAACTGCGGGTAATGATGCGGGTGCTTTATCAATCACCAATCTAAACGATTTGGGTGTAAGCA